ATGCCTTACTTGCCAACCATCATTGCTAATGACTTTTTGCAAAAGGCCTCACAAGAGGGGCGCGCGCTCACGCCTCTGCAAGTGCTCAAGCTTGTTTATTTGGCTCATGGGTGGTGCCTTGGTGTTCACAGGCAGCCGTTAATTGATGAGCCTGTGGAAGCATGGCGGGCGGGTCCGGTTATTCGCTCGCTGTATAACGCAATTAAGCAGTACGGTAGCAATGCCATTACCGAGCGGCTGCCTGTGCGTTGGTTTTCGTGGGGGCGTGCTTTGAAGATTGACGCAACCGCAGCAGCCATCTTAGCGAGCGTCTGGGTTACTTATAGGCGCTATGGCGGCGTTGAATTAGCGGAGATCACGCGTGCGGAAGGCTCGCCGTGGTGGACGACATGGAAGGGGCTTAACGAGAATGCGATGGATGCCGAGCGCTGGGTGATAGATAACGCACTTATCCAGGCGTTTTATGCGCAGAAAATCAAGGCACACAACGCCGGAGAAGGTGAACACGCGGCCCTTACTTAGCCATTGTCCGAACGCTCCGCCGCGTGGACACCTTTTATATGGGAGTGGCGGCGGCGCGGGACTGCCGAACACGTCGGCGCTCATTACTCGTTTCGGTTAAGTATACGCAGGCACATCGGCTAATGAGTCTTTACATGCTATCGGCCTTAATTCTTCGTCGACGTTTGTTAGGCAAAACCATTTACCTACTATGTTATTGCCGTCGGTGTCGGCGCTTGAGCCATTCAAACCTACATCGGATATACGCAGCCATTCGATGAATTTGCCATCAACTGCGCTAGTGCCGTTGATAACGCATGTGATAGATGACATTGGGCTATTAGCGGGCAATACTAATTCTTTTCCGTTCGGATCGATAAGGGATCGCGTTCTCGGTGCCTCCACATCAACCGTAATACTCCGGCAGCGCGTTGTAGGCGCGTGCAAACTGATATCGCTTGGGCTTTGGGTGCGCTGTCCTTTAATGAGCTGCATTTCAACGCCCACCCTCCCCGGCGTGATATCCGCTAGTGCTACCGTCACTTGCGCTTTAGCGATGTAATTCTGATATAGCGGTAACGTAATTGCCGCGAGAACAGGGACCACTATAAGCACGATCATGACCTCTAACAGGGTGAAGCCTTGTTGTCTCTTTTCCATAAAAATTCCCCTAATCTTTGAAAGTGTGCTACTAACGATTCAATCGGTTTAATAGGATAAATAAATTAGACATCTCTAAAACACTTGAACCAGGCAGCGTTATTTTTTCTAACGTATCAGAAAAAAAGAGATATAAGTTTCAGAAAATCCCGTGATCGCATGTAGGGAATTTCCTATCTCTCTACGGGGTTCCGCTCGCTGATTGCGTGCAGAGGCAGGCCAGAAAGAATGGATGAGATTTAGCCGGTTACACGTGTAGGGAGCCGGTGCCAGCCTTTTACGCCATTGGCATTGGTGCCGTAATAGCAAGACGCACCAGGGGTGGCGGTATCGCCTTCTAGGCGCAGTGTGGCCAAGCCGCTAGCTAATGTGCCTACCATGTTGAGCGAGTCGATGGCTTGAAGCTGTGCCGCTGGGGGGGCGCTGTGCGCGGAGTCGAGCGCTGCCTGTAATGCGCTCATCTGCTGTTGCAGTTGCAAGAGTGTCTGTCTGGTTTCGCTGGAGGCTAACGAGGCTAAATAGGTGCGCCAGCTTCGCGCCACACATCCGGCGGCATCTAAAAAAGGCTCGTTGGCGTGCGGTATCTGGCTCATGTTGTGGTCGGCCCAAAGGCGATCCAATCAAACGGAATATTGGAATTGATCCTATCGGAGTTTTTTTCTTTGCTATCGGCAATCACAAAATTGAAATGAACGCCCGTAGTGGATGCGTTGCTAGCGCTTTCCGCCGCAAGGCTGTTAGCGGTCACAAGCGCGGACGTAACGCTGGCTTTCATGAAATAAGGCAGGCCGCTAAACGGTGTTGGGAAGGTAATTATCTTTACAGTGGAATAATTTCCAGTGGCGGGGGCCACATCGCGTCCCCACTGAATCAGCAAGGTTCCTAGCTTTAGTGAAGCTACGCCAATCGTGTACGGCGTTGCGGGTGCGCTCGGCAGTGGTTGCCAGAGTAGGTTAGCGCCATCGGTGCCTAATATTTTTCCACCCATTCCTGCTGGGTCGGGGACCTCTCGAACGGCGGCCCATAGCAGCACCGCGCCATTGTTAGTTAGGTATTTGCTCGACTCCAGCGCGGGAATGGTGGTGCCGCCGCCACCTGGAATATTCACGTTATCGGCATCACCTTGCTTCACGCCGAGCACGTCAAACACTTCCACGAAATACGCGCCATCTCCCCAGATATCTACATTTGGACGGCCTGAGCTATCTAACGGAATCACGGCACCATTGTTCACCGATAGCCGTTGATCGCTATAGACGTTACGCGGTGTGGTGGTGCCTGCATCAAAAAACTTAAGTGATCCGGAAGCCACTAGCTGGCCACTAAGTCCGTGAAATGTATTTAGGCGAGAAAAAAGCCGGAAGGCGCTCATTGGATGCCTTTTTGAGTAGGTATGACAGAACGGTTACTGGTCGGCGTTGTGCAGTTGCTGTTGATGTACGATGAATGCACGTTGCGCTGCTTGCCGTGCTGCATGGCGCGAGGTGCCAATAGCGCCTTCAGCAGTTAAGAGAGGAGCTAAGGGAGCTAGTAAGCTCGGGGCTGCGGCGTTGCGCGCTAGCAGGTTTCCTAGCGTTGCTGAGTTCAGCGCGCGGCCAAGTGTTACGCCTTCGGCGATGGTGGCTAATGTCGGTATCAGGCCACCCGTGACCACGCCGCCGCCGCCGAGCAGCCCCATAGATAACATGCGGCCAGGGGTGCCTGAATCGGGAATTGGATCTTTTAAGACGGTTTGGCCGATTTTTGCTAAATCGCGATACTCTTGCGTTGCTTTGGGGCCGCGTGCATTAACCGCGCTCCATAATCCCGCCGGTGTAATATCTGCGCGCGCGCCAGCGGGGCGCGTGAGAAGCTTTTCCAAGGTTTTAAAATTGTTGTACTGCTGGTTGGTTTTTTTAAGCAATTCAAGCGCTGCAACGTCGCCAGGATCATTAGACGTTTTTAGCGATTGTTCTGCATCCTTAACAAGTTCTTTCCGCAGACGGCCTACATAGTGGCCGGTGGATGTGCCAGGCTGGACGCCTGCTAAATCACGCACCAACGTTTGATAGTTTCTGCCGCTAATGGGGCCTTCATGCCCTGCGCGCACGATGTCATTAAAAATACGGTAAAACTGGTTTTGAACGATTTTCCCGCCGTCGGTGCCTAAATCTCGATACGCATCGTTCACTACTTCCTGCATACGTGCAGCCGCTTGGGGAGATAACGCTATGTTTCTATCGTCCCAAATCGCATTATATGTATCGTTAAAACGCTGTTTCTGGCTTGCTAACCAGCGATCATGTTGCATCGCCTACGTGGCGGGTTAATGCCTTGTTCCACGCGTTCTGCTGATTGCGTGCAGCTGCGTCTGCGCCGCTGAATGGGATGTATTTTGCGACACTAGCGGCGGTACGTAGCGGCGTGGATTGTGTGATCTGAGAAATATGCAGCGGAATCCCTTCACGTTGCGCAATGTCGGTCGCGGCACGTAGGATCGGATCAGCTTCACGCACTAGGCGACGCGCTGCACCGTGCACAACGCCGCTCGCGCCACGGCCTAACACGCCGCCTAATGCGCCGTAGCCTGCATTCGTGAGCCGATTTTCTCCGGTGCGTGTTTCACCAAGTGCGCCGTATCCGGCACCTTCAGCCGCAGCGATACCGCCTTTAACGGCAAGCTGGGCCACGTTACCGGCTTTCCCAAGGGCGTTGAGCGCCGCTATTTCCGGCGTGCCCAGCGGGAGCGTGGCAACATACGGCAGCGCGCGGCCAATAAAGCCAGAAACGCCGTGGACGCCTTGTTGGGTGGGGGCGTCGGCGTCAATGCGCTGCTGCAAGCGGCGGCCTGCGGCGGAATCCTTAGACGTTACGAGCTGTTGCACTCCACGGCCTAAGCGGGTGAGTTCGGCCCCTGCGGCGATCAAGGGCCGTTGATACCACGGGGAGGCGGCGTATACCTGCCGAGCAATAGCGGCTTCATCAACGGGAACGGTATAAATGGGCTTTGCAGCGGCTGGGGCGGCATCTTCGGGCGGCAGATCAGATAACCGTAATCGTTTAGGTGCGGGCGCGTTTTCGTTGGTTTCCGGCGGCAGATCAGATAATCGTAATCGTTTAGGCGCGGCCATTACGGCACCTCTTCTACATAAAGATCATCAGGAGTACCCCCCACAACGCGGTATTGTTTACCGCCACGCTGGATGATGTAGCCAACGCTATACGGCGGCGGTGTGTTTTTTATTTTTTCCATTGTTGTTTGGATTTCATTTAAGCTTTGTTCAAGCTTGGCGTGAGAAATCCCTGGGCTGAGCGAGTCAATAGAGTTTTGAATAACAGCTAATTCTTTTTCGCTCAATGCGCCGAAGCCGGTCGCGCCTTGAGGGGAAAGTGCTTTTAATTTCGACATTACGCCTAATGCGATTTGCGCTTTTAAAACCTCTAATTGCGCTTGCGCGTCGCGCACGTCTGTATATGGAAAGGCAGCGCTCAGTCCGCCAAGAGGGGTGCCTAGTCCTTTATAGCCTGGAGAGTTTCGCAGGCGATCAATGGCACCTATGAGCGTAGTTGCTGACTCGACGGCGTCATGATGCCGTGCCAATGCGGCTTGTTGGTTTTGTTCGGCTTTTGCCTGTAGCGCGGCTTTTTTCGTCTCCGCCGCATCGCGCCTTGTTTCAGTATCCAGCGCTAGGCGTGCTTGACCTAATGAAAGCTGCGCCTGTTGATACGGTGTGAGTTGTTGGGACGGTTCCGGTTTTGGTGTAATGCCTGGAACAGGTTTAAAAACGGGCGTGCCGTCAGAGGCTAATTGTACGAATCCGGCGCGGTCAGCGTCATAGTGCGGCTTTTCTTGTAGTGGTGCTTCAGCGACCAATTGGTTATTGGCGTCATAGCGTCTGGCACCTGGAGCAAGTGAATACGGTTGCGCGCTTTGTCCAGTTTGTGTCATCGCAATACGTGCTTTTGCTTCCTGGTCGAATGCTTCTGGGTCGTACTGTTCGGGTATCGGAAGCTTAGCGGCTTGGGATTGAGGCGTAATAAATGTGTTGTAAAAATTTTGGCGCTGTTGGGGTGTGATATTTGCGGTGGACAACCAGGCGCGTGCTAATTCTGTCGCGGTTTGCTGTTGTTTTTCTTGGGCAGCTTGTGCGTTTTTTTGGAATTGCTGTTGCAGTGCGTAGCCTGCTTGGGGATCAGTATCAATTAACGCGCGTAAATAAGCCTGACGCTGTGTTGGATCAGTGGCGTTAAGGGTTTGGCCTAAAAGCCGATTCGTGGCGCGTTGTTTTCCTTCATTAAAACCACGTTTAACGTAGTCGTATATTTCTAGTGGAGTCGCCATCGTCTAACCTCCTAATCCTTGGTTGCTTGCGTACCACTGATTGCGCCTATATGGATTGCGGATAAAAGCGTTATTCGCATACGGGTTATTTGCATAGGCATTGGCGTTACTCCCTGCAAGCGTATTAGCGTAGTCGTCTGTGTACGTAGTGGCGTTAGTGTTGCTGGGGTTTCGTCCTTGATACCAATTGCCAAAGGCATTTCCTAGCGATGCGAGCGCGTCCGTTGTGTTATTGGCTGTTTGGTAATATGCGCCAGCGCGTGCGGCAGCAGCGTTGTTATATTGGTTGCCGACGTTAGCAGCATACGATTGACCTAAGCCAGCGAGTTGACTCGCCGCAGCTTGGCCGGAACCAGAAAGGCCCGTTAGGCGGTTCCAATAGTTATTCAGATTCTGGGAGGCTAAGCCTTGGGCGAATTTCATTACATCGGCTTGATGGCCTCCTGAATACAAGGAGCCACGGGCGGCGGCGCTGCGGTCTAATCCTTGTAAGCCTTGATCGAGTGCATAGGTGTAGTCGGGCGCTTTTTCAAAGCCGGAGTAATCGCCGCTTAATACGGCTTGTTGGCCGGTGAGTGCGTTTTGTCCGGCGGTGAGCCACGGTAATTGATCTTGTCGGGCTTGGTTGTATTGGCGTTGCTGTTCGGCAATGGCTTCTTGGCTGGCGCGTGCTTGTGCGTTGCCCGCTCGTTTAGCAGCGTTGCCTTGAATGAGGCTGCCAATAAGCGATGCAGCACCAGGAATGAGGGCTGACCACATGGTTATATTTCCTCTAAAAAGCGGTATCTATGTTGCGCGGCGGCGCTGTTTACGCCGGTCCTGGTGCGGTTTGCAATGACATGGCAAGCAGGTTCGCCACGACAGGGTCGGTAATACGGATGTCGAACACCCAGCGCCGACCTTGTCCTAAGCGATAACGCCGCACACGTTTTTGATATACGCCAATATCACCTAAATCACGTGCAACCCACGCGGACCAGTTGCAGCCGCCATCTTTGCTATAACGGAGCAAAACGGTACGCGTCATGTTGGACAATCCATAGAGAAGCACCACTTGGTGCCCGTAATGGGGGAATAGACACGCACTTCGGCGAAAGCGTCGGCGGTGGTTTTTCTAAAGATGGCGGTTTCGTAATTTTTATGAGCAAATACGGTTTCAGGGACATCACTACCACCGGCGCGAATTTGTGTAATTTTCTCTGGTGGCAATCCTTTGTTTTTTAGCACGGCATCAAGCTGCGTTTGATATATCACGTTGCCGTAATAGCCGGTATCAAGCACCTTAACGCCGCCAATCCATACCTCAAATTTATCTGGATTATCTGAGGTGGCAAACGCGAGCGTTACTAAGCCGGTGGCACTGCCTAAACGCACGTGCACCACGTTAGGAAACGCTTCGCCGCCTGAATACATTTCCATGACGCCACACGGGATGAACTTAGCAGGTGGCTCGCTCGCGGGGGGCGGTTTTTCGATGGTGGGTGCAGGGGTAGCCCCCCCGTGTGCATCCGTACCGAATACGAGTTCTAAGGCATTCACGTTAAGCCGGTTTTGGTTGCCGTGAAAAACGCCGCTAACGCGGCGTCGTTCGATGATGTGGTCGCCTTCCCACGGCATCAACCAATCTAAAATGTATAAGGTTCCGTTAGTGAAATCGCCTGCAATCCATTGGGTGTTATGGCGAATACAGCAGCTCATCCGCCAACGGCGCATACCAAATGATTCGCGGCGGTGCCACTCTGCCGTGGCGGCGTCATAGCCCCACGTCATTCCATCTGGAAAGGACAGGTAATAGATTTGGTGGCCGCGATCTTCAAAGGTGAACGCAAAGGCTTCGGCGTGATTGCATCGGGCGATTGCTTGTTCCAATGGCTGGGTGCTAACGCGTACTGGTTGATAGCCATCGAGGCGATACACGCTGCCATCATGGCCTAACCATACAGCGGTATTCGCTAGGCGCTGCACGGTAGAGTGTGAGGCGCAACCAATCTGCATTTCAGTGCCGGAATGCCGTTGAAAGGTGCCGGTTACCGCGCCGGTGTTTATGAAGAATTCGCCGGTACGCGCTCCTAAGATCAATACTTCACGGTGTATCACCATAAGGCCGATGATTGCATCCGGCGCGCTTTCTGCTTCATAACGATCTAGTGTGTTATAGCGCGTGGCGTCGGCAAGATCGGAATGAAACCAAAAGCGGCCCGCAGGTTCTACGCCTACGATGTAATTGTCCACGTAGTCACAGGCTTTAAAGCCTGGGAACGCTGCATCGCTAATCTGCGTGGCTGCTGTTTCTGTAGCTGTGTTGTAGACGTAGCCAGACACACCATTAGCAATCGCTAGTTTGTTTCCGCCGGTGATTTGGTGATGTGCCATCACTACGCGGCCACTGCCTGGGATGTTGCCGCGATGAATGGCGGTGCCTGCGGCAGTGATTTGCCAGAGTGTGTTACCGACAACGGCGAATAATGTTCCTTCTACGTCATGCAGGCCACGCACCGGCGCAGGGTGTGCAGGATCAGGAACGCAAAATATGCGTGCACCAGGAGCACAACGCAGCATTGCTGATGAGCGACCGCCACTGCGTTCGGCTTTAACAGGTATCCAATTAACCGTGTCTTGCACGCTCCAAGGGAGTGTCTCATCGCTATATGCGCCGCCAATAATCGGGGCATCGCGCCATTGCGTGATCATGGATCATCTTCCACGGTATCGCGTACACGCTGCTGTGCTGGGCGCGGTAGGTCGTAGGTCATACGTGCATCTTCGGCGCGAATCGCGGCGCTAATTAGGTTGGCTTTTTCATAGCGCGCGTGATCGATCACGGCTTGATCTAGTGGTGCGCCATACCGTGCAGCCAGCAGTACGGCGAGATTGCAGGCAATAGCAATTTCTGCCTGTTTTGGCGCAGGAAGGATATCCGTTGGGTTTGTAACCTCGTGCCAGCCAAGGGCAAGGTTATTCGCTTGCCAACTGTGCATCATGAGATTAAGCATGCGCATGGCCGTTGTTGCATCTTCGGCCTCTGCAGCCTCATTTGCATCTAATACGCGAAGATAGCCAAGCGCATCTCTAATGATTTCAGCAACGGTAGACATGTGTTATTGCGTGACGCGGCAGGCGTGATCAGGACGCACCGCAACTGGTGTACCGAAGAGGACATCAATACGGGTGTGTTCTACATCGGCTTTACCATCGCCAAAGCTCATCACGCGAACGCTGATGCTTTTAACGGTGGCGGTGTAGCCATCACAGTTGGCCAGCACCGGCAGCGGAACGAAGGCAGTTGCAAAGGCGTCTTCATGGAAGACAAGATTCTGCACGGCAGCCGTTGAGGGGGCACCTACGATAGTGAGCGCGGTACGGTCTTTAGGCAACGCGGTTACCGTGCCTATTGTTGTCGTTGAGGTAAGCACAATTGGCGGATAGATAGTCACTCCATATTCGCCTCTACGGTAGTCGGTTGTGACTAAAAATTGCCGTAAGCGTGTGGTGGCTTCGCCGGTGATCGGATGCGTTTCAAACACACCGGCTAGCGTGAATATCGTTCCTTTAGAAAGCACAACTAGCGCGGTTCGTGTGTCGCCTTTAGTGTCATCAATAGCTAAAGTAGCACCCTGATTTCCCGTACCAGTGACAACGAGGCCACTGCCTGGGCCGTTGGTATGCGTAGGCAGCGCAAGTTGTTTGTAAAACTCCAATCCGGCAAACATGCCGACCGCATTTTTACTAAATTCACCGCGTATCTCATCGGAGGTATGAAATAGCGTTACGTTGGTTTCTGCTAATGCGTCATTGGCATCTGTTGAAAAATGCGCGCAGCGATCTGCTTCTGGGGCCAGATGGTTGTCTAACACGGATGCGGCGGCGCGCCACGGTGGGCGTGTCCCTGGAATGGTCCCCCATGTGCCTACGACGTTCGGCGTTTGGAGATACATTGATTTAAGCAAATACGCATTCACTTTGCTTGATAGCGAGTTCATCGCCGGACGTAAAAAGCGTTTACTAAAATCGGTTAGGTCTAACTTTTTTTCTTTCGCGGTAAACGTTAACGGAACATGGTATTGCTGATCTACAACCAAATTAACGTAGGTTTCGCTCACTGAAGGCGCATTAGCAAATCTGTCTCCGGCGAAATTAGCGCCAGAAAAAGAAACCGGCATCGGGGGGACCATAATTTTTACGGTGTCGCCTTTTTTATAGCCATTAATTTCCTCCCCAAATTCTTTGGAGCGGGTGGTATTAATGTTAGTAACCACGTTGTTTTGCTCGACAAGCATTTTAGCGGATTCGCGTGCAATCATTTGATGAGTGAGTGCCTGGGTTCCCATGTGTGTTCTCCTAAAATGGCGTGATAGTTTTTTTCGTTTAGCGCTTACGACGTTTTTCTACATCGCGCGCGTACCAGTCTTCATCGGTCATTTTTTCTGGCGGGATGTCCGTTGGTGAGCGACCGGATACGGTGGGTGGGGGCGGAGGTGCATTGCTGAGGGGTTTGCTGTGCGTTCTGCCTGTTAGTGTCACAACGTTTTTTTGCGGTACCGCTGGGGGGGCGGTGTTCAGGCGTGCCGCAAGGCGTTCGACGGCAGCGGCTAGGACTTCAGGCCGCATTGATGCTAATGACCAGAGTTCATCTTCGTTATTAGCTAAGTGATAGGCGATTTCTGGGCCTTTTTCATGGGCGATAATCGCCGCTTGCAGTTCCACCGGAAGCAGTTCAGGCGCTATCGCGCTAACGGTTTCGTAAAAATCTTGATGCGTATCAACAAACGCTGTTAACCGCTGTTGGTAGGCGGCATACGCCTGCTGTTGTTGGCGTTCTTCTTGTGTTTGCTGCTGTTCTTGTTGCCATTGTTGCCGCAGATAATTAAGGCGTGCATCTAGAAAGGCGTTGAGGTCGTAATCGTACTGTTCAAGTTTGGGCGCGCCGTCGGGCGGTGGCGTACCAGGGCGGGGCGTAGGGGTGTGGTACTGGCGTTCGAGTGCGTCCAGGCGCTGCCGTAGTTCGGCGTTTTCATTGTTAATGCGCTGTATAAATTCACGCGAGCGATAGCGTTGTTTTTTTTCAGCATCCTGCTGCGTTAATTCGGCGTCATTGGTGGTGTGTTCGGTGTCGGGTGTGTGTTGTTGTTGTTCTAATTGCTCCGCTTGTGCGTCGTTTTTCGGAAGCTGTGACGCATCCACAGTGGCGGCAACATTCGGCGATGTAGTGGTGTCCTCTGTCATGGTGTTTTCTCGTGTCGGCTTATGTCGGCGGGGAGGTAGGCAATAAAAAACCGCCTTGCGGCGGAGGTGGTGTTTGTTGTTGCTGTTGTTGTTGCGGCATGCCCCCAGGGTCGGGCATGGGCGCGCCTACTGCTTGAGCGGTGACGGCGTTTCGTAATTGCTGCTGAGTGGCTTCAGCTTGCTGGTGTTGGGCGCGTGCCTCGGATAAGCCTGCATCGGCGGTTACCTTTTTAAGCTGTGCAAGTTGCATTGGGTTGGGTTGCGGCGGCTCAGGTGGTTTATCACCTTCTTTAGGCGGTAGTACGCCTTGGGATACAAGCAGTTTCCGAAAGGCCGCAAGCACTTCATCCATGCCTGGTAAATCCATGTTCTGCACGCCTGCGTAAGCTAATACCGCTGCAATCTGAGGGGCGGCTCCGCTGACTTGTGCGGCAAGTTGCATCATGGCCTCTGCTGCTTCCATGCGTTGCGTGGCGTAACTCGGGCCAACGGTTACCGTAACGTCATATTTTCCTTTGCCAATGTCATTCAGTACGACGCGGCGGCCTGTCATGGGGTCCTGGACTTCTTGATAGAGCTGTTTCCATTTTTCGCCACCGTCTTCGCCTAACACACGTACCGCGCGGGGGGTGTCGTAAACACGAGGGATCATATCTACGAGAATTTCATAGGTGTAACGCACGGCGTATGCAAGGTTATCGACGTAGTTAAACGTGGCCACCGCGCCCTGTTGTTTGCGGCTGTTAATGGCGATGCCGCTCGTTTCATTGCTGCGTGCGCCTAAGCTTGCATCATATAAGCCGGTGGATGCTTTAACGTCGTCGTTATCCATTCCGGCCAGTTGAATTAAGGCCGCAGGGACTTGCGCTTGTTCGACACGTCGCGGCGCGGCGCCACCGCATTTAACGATATTAGCCAACAGAAACGGAAAATCTTCGGCGTTGGCGTCTTTCCACATGGTTTCATGACCGGCAATCATGTCTGGATCGACAATAAACGGTGCTTTAGGTGCTTTGGCGACGGCTTCCACTAAGGCGGAGCGGTGTAGGTTATGTAAGCGCTGTTGGTCTTTGCTAAAGCGCACCATACCGGACCAATAATCGGTACCGTCGATATTTTCAATATTCCCCCACACGGGAATGATAGGGATGAATTTGCAGGGAAAATCATATGGCTTGGTCAGCCAGCTTTGGCCGTTGGTAAGGCGCATACGTATGCGATGACCTTCCACGGTGCGCGTTCTCTGAATCTGTATGCCTGTTTGTGCTAAAAACGCTTTTGTATCTGCTTCAGTGACTCCGGCCTCTTTTGCGATGTCATCGGCGAAAATAACGCGCCCATCAGATAGGGCTAATAGTTCGCGTTTACGTGGTTCTTTCCACCAATATTCAGCAATCCGTATTTGTTTTGCATCACGCCAGCCTTTAACGCGTGTATCTCCGTCAAAGTCGGTCACATCGGCATCAGGGAAACGCCGCTCGAAATCGGCGCGCGGTAGTAGTTCTTCAACAAATGCATAATTAGCGTCACGTCGATCAATTTCAATCGCTGCCGGATCGAATTTCACGGCAAAGGGATTGCGCACGGCTTTAATGCGGATGTCTAACTCAAAGTCATCTTCTTCTAGGTAATCGGTAGTGATGCGCAAGGCACCAAAGCCGCCTTTTACCGCTTTTTCATAGGCTATGTCGTAGGCATGATCGGCGTTAGAGGTGCTTTCGATATTTTTGCAAATGCCTTGCATGATTTCAGCAAGGCCGTGATCAGCTTCTTCTACGCCGCGCACTTTGGCCGAAGGGCGTTGCTGGCGCATTTCATTAATAACTTGCTGCGTATGTAGGCGCAGTTTAGGAAATTCATACGATGGCCTGTTTTTGCGGCGGCGTTTGTGTTCTGGGTCCCATTGGCTACCAGGTACTGTTACGAAGGTAATATCATCGCGTGATTGGTCGTACAGGTCGCGGCAATAATCGCTAGCAAGCTGGTACCGTGAACGCATTTCGGTTAATGCGTCTGTGTCTTTTTGTGTGGAAGAAGCCATGATTAGTAATCGACGGTGTACTCATAGACGGCTATTTGTACGGGGTTGGTGATTTTGGCATAGCGCCGCATCATCATTGCGTACCGTGTGGCGCTGAGCAGATCATCATGGCGTTTGGTAATCCGTCCGTTGTCGCGGTGGTAGAGAGAACACTCCTCAAACCATTCTGCAAGATGGCTAAATACTTTGAGGCGTCCGGTGTGCATGCGGTCTAGCATCTCTGTTACACCGGCTTCTAATCCGTTGGTACCGTCTTCAAAGGTGGCGCGCTGCGGCAGCATGGCTAAGCCTTGTTGGCGGTATTGTTCGGCGAGTTGGTCGCCGCTGCCTTTGTCGTGTTGTAGGCCATCATGTGGCCACGCCCACGGCAGGGTAACGCCCCACGGCTTCAGTGCGGCGGCGTGAATGATCGGCGTGGATTCGCGTTTGCGATAGGCACACACTACATAAAGGATGTCCGCATCACGATCCCAGGCGAGTTTGACCGCAGCGAAGGGATGGTCGTAGCCAAAATCCATACCGCCGATGAGTGCCCATTGTGCAGGAATGGCGAACGGCGCAACGCTGATTTCTTCTTGAGCAATAGGAAACACGCGACCGCTGCCTAATGCCGGAACGCCTTGGGTGCGCGCGTCGCGCTCGTGGGGTGGATAGCTTGCGGTGATGCGTGCGCACTCTTCGGCGGAATAGTGTTCGGCGTCTTCAATACTCATCTGTACGTAGCCACGGTCTGCGGCGTCTTCTGTTAAAAAGCGCCGTACTACGTTTGACATGCCTTTTAATGGCGTAAACGTCATAAAGACGGGGCCAAAGGTGCGATTGGTGCGGGTGATGCCTTCGAAGTAGACATCTTCGGGCGGTTCTTCATCAAACCACACCCAATGAACGGTATCTGCTTGCCATTTTTCGCGGCCTTGGTCGAAGGATTTGAGCGAGACGGAGCTACGCGCGCCGGTGCAATGGCGAACATAGATGGTATCGACCAGCTCAGGCACGCCACGCGCCCACGTCACGGCATCAATACAGGCGCCAGGAATCGCACCGGTGCCTAATTCTGTCTTGGGATCGCGTCCAAGCAGCACGCGCTGCACGCCACGCCGTGTAAGTTCGCCTGTTTCCGAACCAGCAAGGCCGTGATTAGCGCTCGTAAAGCGCTTGCCTTGCCACCAGTCAGGGTAGCGGCCGGTGAGGTGGATTGCCGCCTCGTATCCGGCGCACAAGGTTTTGCCGGATTGATTGGCCGCGATTAATAAGCGTTCGCGCACGGTCGCGCCCAGTGCATGAAACGCGCTTTGTTTAAGGTAGGGGGCGTAGTCGGCGAGTTGGTTAGTGCAACGGCGGCGCGTTTTTTCCTCGAGTAACAACGCTAATGCCTGCTTCGGCGGCAAGCTTTGCAATGGCTGCATCCAATTCGGCATCATCAGCACTTTTAAGCGCAAAATCACCTGCAATATGTGTTTCTGTAGGGATCAGGCGCGCAGCAAGTTTGTAGAACTCCGTCCGGTTGGCACGCGCCCACTTGGCCAAGGCCGGAACGCCTCCTAGGCGGTCAAACGCTTCTAAAAAGGCGTCTTTAATCGCTTGCGTGTTGCGATTTTTGCTGCCAGGACGCCTACCGCTAGGATTACCCGAAGTGCCTTTTAGCCATACCACTATGTTACTTCCACCTTTAAAGTACGCTTATGGATAATACCGTTGGCTAACTTCATTACCAGAAACACGTCACTAACCCCCCAAAGTGCGGTTTTAAACACGATGCCGAACGAGGTCGGATGTTTCTCTGTCGGTTTTATTAAATCTACCTTAAAACTCTTGGTATTTGGCCCGGATAGTTCGATCGAAGACAAGTACCCATCATCTATTGGCCTATACCTATAGATGATGTGTGGCATATCCAAGGTTATGAGGTACTCCACTATAGAATTGGTGGCCAACGTTATTGGATACGGTTCTATTTCTTCGCCGTGTAAGAAAAAAGAGATTGATCGTTTAATAGGCTCAACACTCATGGGCGCGCCCGGGGACTGTCAAAACACAAATTGTTAGGATGTCCGGCAGTGCCAGTTAGCCCCACAACCTCCACGCACTCCACATAAAGGGACAACACAACAATAACGCTGTTAGATAGGGTTATCGTCAAAATGAGCGTTTTTTTACCGTAACACCGCCCAGTAAACACGATGCCAAACGAACACGCGCGGCGCGCGTGTGGCTGTTTTAACTGAGTAACAAAGTGCTTCGTATTCACGCCGTTTAGCGTGAATGAAGAGATGAACGTCTTATCTGAACGCAAGCAACGCAGCGAGATGTAGCACTCCGCTGTGGCTTTCTCGCCCACTTTTATGTAATACGGCTCCTCGTCCTCTACGGCCTGAGTGCCAATTAAGATCAAAGCTCCAGCGCTCACGGAACCCCACCAGCGCGGCGGCACGGTGGTGCTTGCCGCTGGGCCATCAACCAGCGTATATCGGTTTGCAAGCGTGAAAGTGTGCGGCTGTCGTTGTCGTGTAGAACGCGTAGTTGAGTAATTGCAGCTTCTTGCTTGGCGTTAATCACAGCCTGTTCGCGTAGTACGCTTTCCATATACGTTAACTTCTGATTAGGTTGTGATAGACGTTGTTCTAATTTTGTGTCTCCTGTCAAGTTTAAGGCGGCGTGCGCCACAAGGGTTACTAGCGAAGCAATCAACACGTAGGAAAAAAGCAAACGCGCGCTAGGAAGATAGGCCGCGATGCGGCGAACTGCGGCAACAATCATTTTATTTCCCGCCAGTGCCGAGCTTGGGCGTAATAAAGTTCTGAATTAGTTCTAACGTGTGTGGTGTGTCGATTAAACCGGAGGCAATTACAGCGGCTACAGTAATTGACTGGCTTAGCTTAAATTCTTCGCAAACACACATCACTAATAGGCCTACAAATCCGCTCATAGCTGCCTCAATCAGCACGCGGGAAACGGCCAGCGTCGCCTTAGCGTCAATAACGCGCATAACGTAACTCAGTGTTCCGGTGAGCAACGAAAGGGCGACGTAAAACGCTTCTGGCCACCAGGTAGGCAGTGTAGAAACGTCAATCACGGCGACCCTTTAAAGCGGCACGCCGTTGCTTCTCTTCAGCACGCCAGTCACTGCCTTCAAACAATGCACGTTCGGCGGCACGCCTGATGATTAAGCCAGACTGCACACGACCGCCCGCCCATTTCCACACATGAAACTGCTGCGCCGCACCAGCAACATCACCGGCATTGAGCCGCTTTAGCAAGGTCGAGCGGTGAAACGCGCCCACACCAATATTGAAGCTCAGCGATACCAACGCATCGAACTACTGTTGCTTGAGTGGCACACGCACATAACGCCGTACAGCCGGTTCAAACTCTTTGGCTAATCGAGCACGTAACATCGCATCGGCTTCCTGCTCATTGGCAAGACACATATCAGGCGTCACATGCTTGCCCGTCTCGCCGTAACCAATCGTCAACACACCCCCAGGACAGGTATACGAGCTCAGCTTGCAACCCTCAAAAAACTTGATGAGTGCAATGCCTTCTTCACCAATGGTCTGCATGGGGGGACTCCAGTACGCAAAAAACCGCCCGAAGGCGGTATGAGCCAAAAAAATCCCGCTAAACAGCGGGGATTGGAACGCGTTTCACTCAGTGGCGCGTTACGTGCTATCTGCTAAACGCTGCTTCGCTACATCGCAGTACCACGGTGATATCTCCATCCCAATAAACTGATGTCCAGCACGCAAGGCGGCAACGCCGGTTGTGCCGCTGCCTGCAAATGGATCAAGGACCGTAGAGGTAGGGGGGACGATCTTTATGAGATGCTCCATCAGCGCTAACGGCTTTCCCACTTGGTGCCGCTTTTCGCGGGGCGCTGTGCCGGTAGCAAAAACGCCTACCGGCGTGACCGGATGCGCTTTGGGATTCATCAAGCCACAGGACGCCCAGACGATAAACTCGGCTTGGCTGCGGAACCGGCCTAGCTGGGGACGACATGCGGGCGTTTTATCCCATACCACAATGCCCTGCCACGCCCAGCCTGCACTCTGTACGGCATCGGTGAGCGTTGGCAGCATCCGCCAATCAGTAAACACTAAAAGCACACCACCAGGGCGCGTGACGCGGCATCGCCACTGTGGTGTGGAAGGGCGGCAAGTACGGGGCGATGAATCCGTATCCACAGCCGGCCAGCTACAAGATTCGCAGAATCCTCAAGGGCTGGGATCATGATGCCTGTTGGTATCCAGAAAAAGCTGCGATCGGGATGCAGATGGCCCCCAGTGTGGCGGTGTATTTTGCCATCGACTTGTCCGGCTCCATGCACTATGTCGGCGGCAATGGCCGGTCGCGGCTGGACAACATGAAAACCGCGCTCAACGCGGCGCTTGATCAGCTGGGGCAGTCCATCGCCAGCGGCACCGCAGTGGACATCATGCTGGCTGGGTTCGGTGACGCCCCGGATCATCGCCAGACACTCCTACGGCGCAACTGTACTGCACAGGGCATTGCTGAGCTGAAATCATGGGTGGCCGCACGCCAGGCGCTTTATGGCACGTACTTTCCCGCCGGTACGATGGACATGCCCAGCTTTTACGCCGCAGCGCCATCTAATGCGGTCCGCGTGGCATTTTTCATGACCGATGGCGAGCCGGACCCGCCTTCAGCCACCCTCGCCCAGGCCGCGCGTGCGGATGTGGATCAGGTGGCACACCTGCGGTGCTACGGCATCAATATCGATTTGGCCAACACGACGTATACCGATATGGTCCACAACGTCCCTGGGACGACGTCGGCGGTGGTGCTGGGCGGTGATGCGACTACTATGGTGGGCCTGATCCGCTCAGCCATCTTCACGGGCGTGTTGGCGATGAATGTCGCGCACGTTCTCTACTATGCCAATACTAACGCTGAGATGGGCCGTGAGCCGCTGGATGGGATCGACGCTGCTAGCTTCCGCGCAGGTGCCGATTGGTACCACAGCCAGGGATTTGGCATCTGTACCTGCTTTGATCCGGCTGCCGAATCAGCCGATGCCTTTAGCACCCGCATTCAACGGCTCGGCGGCTGTAGCGTGTCGCGCGATCGCACGGACGGTAAGCTGCACCTGGACATTGCTAACGGCATCTATACGCTGGAGGCGCTGCCGATCCTCACCGACGATGCCATCCTGGAATGGAGGGAACATCCCTCGGTGTTCGACAATGCGGTCAATAGCGTGTCGGTCACGTATTTTGACCCCGACCAGAAAACCGACATCACGACGCCGCCGGTGCAGGATCTGGCGCTGATACAGGCCTATGGTGTCATTCACCAGAGGATTGACTATCCGGAAATTCCAACCGCACCACTGGCGCTGCGCATCGCAGCACGGGAATTGCGTGCCAGCGTCACCCCACTGCGCACCTTCGAGCTGAAAACCACACGCGCTGCCTATGCACTGCGGCCTAATCAGTATGTGCGCTTGCAGTGTCCCAAACGTGGGATTGCTGACATGGTGTGCATTGTTGGCAGCACACAAAGTGGCTCGCTGAAAAGCGGTGCAATCACGTTGTTGTTGACGCAGGATATTTACCGCCTGCCTGTGTCCTTCAGTGTGGAGATGGCGGCCAGTCGTGGGGCAGCGCCCGCGCAACCGCCGCTGCCGATCACCTCACAACACGTCTTTGAAGCGCCCTACATTGAGTTGGTGCGCTCGCTGCCGAGTCGCGATCTGAGCGCCTTGTCGGCGGACGCCAGTTATCTGCTCGCCGTCGCACAAGATCCCGCCACCAGCCGCAATTACACGCTGCAAGTCGATGCTGGTACCGGTGAGTATCGGGTGGCTGGTGATGGCCAATGGTGCCCCTGCGCACGCATCGTTGCCGGTGATGTCACCCGCATTGCGACTGAATTTAGCCTCACCGATCCGTATCGGCTGGACCAGGTTGCCATTGGCAGTGCGGCACTGTGGGGGAGCGAAATCGTGCGCGTGGATCGCATTACGCCTGTCGGTCGCCAGCTGCGTATCACCCTGGGGCGCGGCTGTGGCGATACGGTTGCTGCAATCCATGCAGCCGGCGAGTGCATCTGGTTCTACGAAGACAACGCCGCTGCCGATCTGACCGAGTATGTCAAAGGCGAAACGGTTAACGTGGCATTACTGACCAATACCGGCAGTGCGCAGCTGTCGTCAGCCGATGCTGCCGCGCTCCCTCTGACATTTGTAGGACGCGCCGCGCGGCCTTATCCCCCTGGGAACGTGACCATCGCCGCGGCGGATTGGCCTGAGGCAGTGTCTGGGGAGTTTGTGGTGATGTGGGCACACCGGGCGCGCCTCACCCAAGCCGACCAATTGGTTGACGACCGCATGGGCAGTGTCACCTTGCCACGCAACCAACGCTACGGGCTGCGCTTCACAGACAGTCGCGGGGTGCTATTGATCGAGCACACCAGGATGGGTGCCGACAGCGCCACCGTCTCACTCAACACCACTGGCCAGGTGACGATGGAGCTATGGAGCATCGACAACGGCGGCACGAGCCTGCACACGCATCGCCATGCCTTTGTGTACACACCGACGGATCCGCCGCCGCAGGACAGTACGATCAGCGCTGCCGATGCCATGCCGGTGTTTGAGGGCGTCATTGTGGATGGAGGTAATCTGGATGGCTGACACCCTGCAGTATCGCTTTGTGGTGCGTCGCGGGCGGGCGGCGACATGGAGGCTGCGTAATGAGCGGCTGCTCGGCGGCGAATTTGGTTTAGAAACCGACACGGGAAAATTGAAGATCGGTGATGGCCTCACCGCCTGGAACGATCTGCCTTACATGAAGGCGGGCACGCCGTTGGGGGCGGCCAATGCCGGTCGCGGCGTGATGATTGATGTGAGCAACCCAGAGGTGCCGGTGTTCAGTGTCCCGGTGTACGAGGGCGGGGCAGGGATCGATATCACCAACGGTGTGATTACCAATACACGCGCGGGCATTGTGCTGGCCGGTGTGGTGGCCGATTACGCACATCTACCTCATCGGCTCACCGCAGGTGCGGCCTATTTGGTCAGCGATGACGGGCTGATTTACGTGTACGACGGCAGCGCCTGGCCCGCTGAGGGGGACGGGATCGACCTCCGAGGCGGTGGGGGGGGCAACGATGATTACTCTTTTGGAGGGGGAATCTAACGCATGGCCAAATCCAGTAAACAATCCTTCGTGCAAAGCGTCGGTAACTTTGCAGCGCAGATCAGTCACGCTACCGGTGCAGGAGGCAAGGTCACGCTGTTTACCGTCGGCAGTGAACGCGGCGATGATGAGGAATTGCGCGCCTTGCAAATCAGTAACACCGACACTGCCGCTATCGTGGTGAATTTCTATGTGCAGATCGCCGGTACCAACGTAGACGTTCTGGTGGGCAGCGTCAGTGCCGCCGCGGGCACGACGACCGATTGCCGCAACACGGTGGCGTTAGCCGGATTATTCCAGCATGACGTCAACGGCAACCGTGTGCATTACATGCAGAAAAACCATACCTGGAAAGTTGCCGCAGTGACTGCACCGGCGGTGGGGAACACGTTGGATATCTTCGGGGTTACGGGGAAGTTCTGATGATCCGGCCCTCTGTGTCCTTTCGAGCATTGATAGCACCTCACCTCACTGTGGCGGTGCCTGGAGTGTGTTGCGGTGTTGGGTGATTTCAATACACGCGTGCGACGGGTGAAGCGGATCCCTGCGGTGCTCACCCAGTGGGCTGGCTTCGTCCCTGCGGTGGCCACGCAGGTCACGCAAACCGCGCCACCCGTCCTTGCTGATGGTGATGTGTTGCTGGCCTTTGTGATGCATCGCTCTGCGCTGACGGTCATTCCGTCCAGCTTCACGCTGGTGGCTGTGGCGTCTGGTCCAACGGGCTACGCGGGGCGGGACTACGATCAGTGCTTATCGATCTACCAAAAGCGCGCGTTTAAAAGTGATGCCGGTTGCGTCGATACCTGGGGTCAGCGCGACAACGCCCGCCTCATCGTTGGCTATCACCGCTATACAGGGTCACACCCATTACGGATCACCGGCGCGCTGCCATCGTGGACCCATGAGGGCGGTCACCAAGTGCAGGTGCCGTCTCTTGGTGCGCTCACCGCTATGAGTGATGTGGTGCTCGCCGCGGCCACGCTGAACATCACTACCTCGGAAACCGTGACTGCCCAGGTGTCGGCTGGTTGGGAGATTCAATCGCTGGCCACAACGGGGAATTTGCGCTTACTCGTTGCCGCCGCCGTCCCCGTCAGTCCAGACACGGCACCGCCGGTGCTGGATCTATGGCCAGGTGAGCGGATGTCTGGAAATTTCAACGCCAGCATTGCGTTGGGGGTGGCGTCACGGTGATCACGCTCTTAACCCACATCAGTAACGCACCGCTGTTTGGCAATGTTGTCGGCCTGGTGCTATTGGCGCGGCGTGTTGCGCGTGCCATCGGCATCACCGGCACCTTGCTGTTGGGCGCTGTTGCAGACACGCAAAAACACGCCAGCAGGCACCAAGATCCACGTGTCATCGCACGTGTTCCCAGTCACGGCCCTGCTTCTCTCACGGGTGGGGCGGCTCTCACAGGAGGCTTTGTATGCCTAACCCAATCATCCCGTGGCCTGGCGGACGTCATTATTGAGAATGGGCCGTGGCGCGTGGTTGTTGATCGGTACGATCGGGAGCACACACTGCATTACCTGGACTCTCCGTATTGGCAGCAGGAAGGCTACGGGTTCGATTTTCCGTGGTCAGAATACGAGGCAATCGTAGATTTTATGCGTGTGGCCAAGGGCAAGGTGGTCCTATCAATCAACGACCACCCCGAGATCCGCGAGCTGTTCGAAGGGATGAACATCATCCCGCTGCAACTACGGTACTCAATTTCGCGGACCAAGGAGAACAACACGCCCTCCGGCGAGCTGATCATCAAGAGTTGGGCCGATACACAGGCACAGCTTCTGTAAGGCTAAGGCTACGGGCATCTGCGGATCAGATGTCAAATGTCTTACACGCTGTTGCAGCTATCTCTGATAGCCTCATCCCTGCTCCATACGGCATCTTAATCCTGCCGGACGCGGGGCCATTGAGGCCGCTCCACCCGCGAGGCGTTGGAGCAGCGTCTTTTCCGGCAGCTTAGTCGCTTTAATTAACGGGATATTTTGTACAGTAACCCCGTTAGGCAAAATTCTCTCAATGTGCCGCATTGTTCTCGCTGCGGTTCATCCCTCACACAGCCAAATCTAGCGGTAAGTCTGAAATATCTTTCAGGCGCTTGCCATCAACCATCACGGCCAGCATGTCGGTCGCATCGTCCATGCCGAGGGCTTTCACCGTGGCTTGCAGCTCGTACAGGGCAAAGTGATACACACAATCAATGTCTCCTGTTCCCAGAGCGATAGAGGCGAGGCGGCTTGGTGTCGGTTCGGCCGTGACGACCACAACATGAGGTAGACGGCCCTTGCGGTTGCGCACCAGGTTCAACGCTTCGGAGCGAGCATTTTGCGCGCGGTCGCTGCGTATCGTCCATTTGCACGAAATACTGGCGTGCAGCAGCGGCAGGCCGCCGTTCTTCTTCCGCAGGCTGGCAAGCATAGTTACGCTGTCATCAACCAGACAGGCTGGAGCGTTAATGGCGCTGTCGTTTTCGGTGTCGCGTACCACGACGACATCCGGCGTGATGGTGTAGTCGCTGCCCAGGGCGGCTGCCAGTTCGGCATCAGCCTTGGCGGCACGGTCGAGTGCGATCAGGTGCGTGTATTGCTCGTAACGGGCAATTTCCAGGCGGTTGCGTCCCGAGACTTGATGCACGTCCCAGTTGCCTGGGCGCAAGTGGCCGAGTTTGAGGAAGGTTTTACGGACGAATGTCGCGCAGATGCCTTCAAACTGGTTGCCTGAAGTCTGGCCCGCGATACGCTCCCCGATGGTTTCAGCTTTGAGCAGATTGGCAATACCCTTTGCAATCGCTTTGCTTGTGGTGTTACTGCTGTCAGCGTTGCTCACTACGCCCGCTTCGTTGATGGTCAGCGTTGTTTGCAGCAGCGAAGCATGAAACGCTTTGCGGGCTTCGAGGAAATCGGCCTCTGTACTCATCACGCTACCTTGTAGATACACTGGACGGACAGCGCCGCGGAGATTTGCCGGGCCACGGCAGCAGCCACTGGCGGCGGGAAGGCGTTGCCAATCTGGCGATAGGTGGCCGTCTTGCGACCAGAGAATTTCCAGTCATCAGGGAAGCCTTGAATGCGGGCCGCCATGCGCGGCGTTATGCGTGGCATGCCCACGAAGTCGCGGAGAGGGGCGTCGTCCCACAGGCCCATGCCATCGACGCCCAGGGCGGCCCATGCTTTTTTTGCGCGGGTCGGGCCAAGGTCAGGCCCGCCGTGTTTCTTGGAACCGCCTACCAGCGTAGGTGCGATGGCATTTGCCTGTTCGCGCCAGCGGTCAGCGCCACGCCAGCCGTTTGCGGCCATGAGATCGTGCAGCAGCTCGCCAACGGTCGGCGGTGCGTTTTGCAGCGGTTCCGGCCAGGCAAAGCCGCTGGCCAGGTCTTTGCGGATGCCGACGAACACCACACGCGGACGCAGTTGCGACACGCCGTAATCAGAGGCGTTGAACAGCCGCCAGCCGGGGACATAGCCCAATTTTTTGAGCTGCTTTTCAACCTTGTTTCGGTAGTCGTCAAAGACGGCATCAAGTAGGCCGCGCACGTTTTCCAGCATCACGGCTTTCGGGCGGCACTCATCGACTAGGCGGATGGCTTCGGGGAACAAGTCGCGCTCATCCTTAGCACCGAGCTGCTTACCAGCCTTGGAGAACGGCGGGCACGGTACGCCGCCAGCCACCAGGTCAATGCCCTGATAGGGGAGGCCGTCGAAACGGCGTAAGTCGTCCTCAATGACGTTCCAGGCGGGGCGGTTCAGGCGCAGTGTGGCGCACGCGGTCGGTTCCAGTTCGACCAGGGCAGCATGATTGAAGCCAACCATTTCTAGGCCGAGCGCCTGCCCTCCTGCCCCTGCGCACATTTCCAAAGAATTGAATTGGCTCATATCAATTTTCTCTTGTGAGTGTGTGAAGTACATCACTTTTATAAATATGCAGCGACAGGTGTTTCACGTAATGGCACAGGGAAAACAATTCTCCAGAATCCTTTCTGCATCAATGTAACTGTAAGCAACCGTTAATTAACGCCGCTGACTTTGGAGAGCTGGTACTGGCTTTCAAGATTCATCCAGACTTCTGGACCTGTCCCCAGCGATTTACCCAACTGGATGGCTGTCTCCGGAGTAATAGCCTTCTTGCCTGCAATGATCTCGTTAATCGTGTGTACCGGACGACCGATGATTTCGGCCAGTTCAGTTTGCGTCCAATGACGCGCCTCGAGTTCATCGCGGAGGAACTCGCCTGGTGGGAAAACTTCGGCGAACGTGTTCATGGCGTGCTCTTGAGTTCAGTAATAATCGACAATTGAGACAATCACGACAAGATTTCTTGTGTCATCTTCTTTTGCTTTTAGGTACATGATCAGGTGCTATTGGTCGTTTAGGTGCATGGAGTACAGGTTGCCCGGATCATCTTTGAGTTTTTTTGTAGTGCAGTGATTTCATGGCATAGAACGCACGTTCGTCAGTCGTGGCTCTGAACGCACGTTCGTCAGTCGATGCCCTGACGAACTATATGCGCCGGTGGAACGCCTTGACCAAGCCAGCAGTGTATTTCTGGTTTGTTTCCATTCGCTCCAACGATGGATATTCAAACTTGACTTCCATGCTGCTTAATAAGATTAATATACCACTATTACACTAAGCGTAATATATAGTAGAAATATGCAATGACAGAGAAAACCCCTTACATCGCGTTGTGGTGTTTTCTGATGCCACCGTTTCGCTTCATGCAGCATATTAATCCTGCCGGACACGGGGCCATAATGGCCGCTCAACCCGCGTGGCGCTGGAGCAGCGCCGTTACCGGCACCTTAATTTAACTTCTAAACATGTACTTTAAAAATATCAATATAATATTTAATTTTATTGCGGGAACTTTTTCGACATAATTAATTAACTTTATTAGTTTTATACAGTGCTTGCGATATAACCTTCAATTACCATCTATTTTTCAGGTACATCTTCTGGCTTTAAATGAGTGTAGCGCTTAAGTGTGGTCCAAGATTCGTGAAGCGTGAACTGGGCGACCTCCTGAATGCTATAGCCCTTCTCGAATAGGCGAGATGTGGCCTCGTGCCGTAGGTCGTGGAAATGTAGATCTTTAATACCAAGGAAACGTACTGCGCGAGTAAATGCTGCACTAATAGATTTAGAGTCGAAGGGGAATACACGTGGGTCTTGTGTCTCCTTGCCTATCACGTGGCGCATTGTCATTTTCTGCTGCATGTCGATTAGTGCCCACGCTGGTGACAGCATACGGAATGTCTTGTTGTTGCCGATACGGCGCGTTGGATGCTTTACGTCACGCAGCAAGGCAATGCCCTTGTCGCGGTCCAGGTCAGTCCAAAGTAGACGAGTAATCTCATCTTGGCGGCGCGCAGTGAGCAGTGCAAATCTGACGATCATGCCCATAGGAATGGGGCCTCGGCGTTCGTCCATGTGGGTTAACAGTTTCATTTCTTCCTCCACTGTCAGCCGACGGTCGCGGCGTTTTGGTTTGGCAATGATTCGGTGCTGTCGTAGGAATTCACCGGCTTCATCAAGTGCCATTAGTGGCACAGGTACACCGAACACGGCTAACGCGGTCTTGAACACTTGACGTAGCCATATCAGGTCATTGCTTGCTGTGGATGGGCCTGCACCGACCTTGCGCCGGTGTTCGATCTGCTCAATGAAATCCTGCCGAGTTAACTGATCAACGCGCTTGCATCCCATGCGTCCAGTTCGCAATGCTGCCAGCTCGGCCTTTTTTGTGCGCCCCCACGGTTCCTCTGGGCGTTCTCTGTTCTCATACCATTCTACCATCTCTGCAACCGTCATTCGGTGACCGACTGGTTCGCCGCGTGTGCGCTGTCCTTGTAGTGTTGCTTCGCGTCTAGTGATCCACTCTTTGGCTAAAGTTCGCGTGTTGAAGGTTTTAGCTTCTGAATGGATGATTTTACCTTCATGCTTGAGTCGAATCCTGGCGGTGTACCCTCTGGTGCCGTCTTTACGGCGGCGAGCGACGATTGTTCCCATGTCATTGGGTGTCACATGTGGTTTTATGTGACACCCAATGTACCACTGTGACATCAGAAATACAGAAAAATCCCCAAAAAACCGTAGGGATATAAGAGGCTAAAAACGCTGTGATTCCAGTGATTAATCAAGAAAAACCAGGTATATCAGGCGATTTTAGGTTATCTGTCGCTCCGATGATGAATTGGACTGATCGCTATTGTCGCGTCTTCCATCGAGTGTTGGCCCCGTCGGCCCGTTTGTACACAGAGATGGTGCATGCCAAAGCAGTGATTTATGGTGATCGCGAGCGGCTATTGGGTTTTGCGTCGGTTGAGCAGCCGGTTGCGTTGCAATTGGGGGGGAGTGAGCCAGCATTGCTGGCAAAAGCAGCGCGCATTGCCGTAGATTGGGGGTACAGCGAGATCAATCTCAACTGTGGTTGTCCTTCTGATCGGGTTCAGGCTGGGTCCTTTGGTGCCTGTCTGATGCGTGAGCCTGCGTTAGTAGCCGATTGTGTGGCAGCGATGGCAGCCGTAGTTTCAGTTCCAGTAACAGTGAAATGTCGACTGGGGGTGAATGAAGATGATGATTACGGACGTTTTGCTAAGTTCGTTGACTGGGTGAGCAGGGCGTCGAGTAGCAGGATGATTGTGGTACATGCACGTAATGCTTGGTTACAGGGACTTTCGCCTAAGGAAAACCGTGAAATACCACCGTTACGTTACGATTGGGTTTACCGTTTGAAGCGTGAGCGTCCTGAATTGGCAGTGGTACTGAATGGCGGTATCACTTCGGTTGAGGCTGGATTGGATCATCTGCTTATGGTCGATGGTGTGATGCTTGGCCGAGCCGCTTATCAAGATCCTTACATTCTGCACCAATTTTATTGTGCTTTATCTAATGCGCCGTTGCTACCGCGCACGTTGCTGCTGCGTGCGTTGCGACCCTATGTCGAGGCATGGTTGGAGCAAGGGTTGGCGCTCAGGCACATTGTTCGCCATCTGCTTGGCCTATTTCATGGCCAGCCTGGCGGTCGTGTATTCCGCCAAGTTCTTACCCAAGGTGGGCAACGATCGGATGCCGACTGGTCATTGGTGGAACAGGCACTATCAATAATTGAGGGTCAAGAAACATATGCTGCGGTAGTTTGATTAGAGCTTCTCCTCCAATAATATATGCAATTTTTGGCTATACGAATTGTCTTTAGATTCTAAAATTGTAATATTTCATAATTATGAACGTGCTTAGATCGATCTTGGAAAGTTCAGATATGATTCACTATTGAAAATAAATAATCTCCTTATAGCTTTAATGTATTTTTTTCTTTTTTCTGAATGATCCAGAAGCATTTGTTAGGATCCCAGTGCT